CCACTCTGATTCTATCGCCCTTCCAACTCTTAATCCATATTCCATCGAAGATTTTTCCTCGTCTGGTGAAAATTGGTTAGGGAAACCTGCGTATGAGCCTAACTTAGGTTTATTTATCATAATTATTTAATAATTTCGCTAACAAATCCTTTGTTACTGTATTTTGCAAAGTTAATATTTATTTGATTATGTTTTCTAAAGGTTGTCTTTTGCTTACTCTGATTACCCATGATTGCTAACCCTGAACTAATAGAGGCATCATACCTTGTTCTATTGTTAATATCATAGTTAGACCAATCTAGTAAAGTCCTGTTAAAAAACATGTTCCCACAAGAACCATAATCAATGTTCTGTTCATCAGAAATCACGCCAACATAGTTTTCAATATAACCTTCAATTGCTTCAGCGTGTACTGAAATTACAGCAGATGATGAGGGTATACCTCCCAACTCTTTTTCAGATTTTGATAATACATTTTTATGTTTATCAGGTCTATTCATTGAAAAACCTCTATATCCTCTTTCTTTTAAATAATAAAGTAATCTTGGCTTATTGTTTTCTGCAAGTATAGGCATACCATAAAAAACTATAGCCATCAAAACATCTTCATAAAAAAGTTCTGCTGTAGGTGGTCTAGATATGTATTCTAGAAAAAATGAGTTTGTAGGGCCATCATCCATATGAAACTTTGTCATACCATGTAATGCTCCTTTAGAACCTCCGCCACCTACTACACCTGATATGTCATATGAGTCACATCCAAATGTACCCATATGTGCATTACCAGGATATTTATGAAACCCTCTTACCTCTACGTTGTTCATTATTTTTCCGTCAGGTATCCACGTAATTCTAAACCTCCCTTTATTGTCTGGGGCCCAAACAACCTCTGTATCTCTTTCTCCGTTTTTCCAATAGAAATTACCTCTATATATACTTGATTTTATAACAAATGAATCATTATAATCTATTTGCTCATATATCTTAGTAAGATTGAATATTGTGTTTTTTGATTCATCTCTAAAAGCATGAGATTCTGTTCTTGGGAACTGTCTATAAAACTCATTAAGAGCATCTTGGTCGTTTTTAAAACCATCTACTTCATTCTCCCAATGCTCTATAACCCCTGTTTCAATTATATCTTTATGTGGTCCAAAAGTTTCTTTTGTTGGTGTTTCAAATACTGGCATTCCATATTCATCTATAAACCCTTCGTAGTTCCATTCCATAGGAATAAATAAAGAATAAAGTCCAGAATTAGTTTGTCCATTTTTGTTTCTTTCAGTTACATTAGAATCCTCATATAACTTTTTAAAATTATCCCCACCCTTATCTAGTGCATTTGAAGTTGAGCCCATCATACATTTCCCAACTACCCTTGAACCTAATCTTAAAGTTGTTTTTGTTACCCTCCAGTTGTTTAATATGTTATCTGGTCTTTCCCATTTACCTGATTCATCATGAACAAGTAACTTTAATTTTTCTCCATCATAAGAGTTGTCTCCAGTATTTTTCCAATCTATAGTTGTATCTAATCCTGTAAGTTCTTCAGGTTTATCACTGGAAGAGATGGTAAGTTTTCTCCTGGTAAGTTTAGAGGCTGGTACTCTATAGGCAAGTTCTGTTTTTGGTCTATCCATTCCATCTTGAATTGGCTTGAAGAAGAATGGGTAGTTGACGGATATAGGTACAACTTTATCTGTGAACATTTTTTTAGCATCGGCACCAGATTTGGACAATATCCCAAAGCGTGAGTCTGATGATATTGTTGCAAGGTTAACCGTTTCCCCAGACGCCATGAAAGAAAATCCTGAACGTCTGTTTTTGAGATAGCACATTCCATAACACCTGTTGTCTGCTTTACAAGCTTCCCAGAAAATATAGAATAATCTATTGGCTTCTCTAAACTCTGGGAACCCCACATCAATCTTACTCCACTGCAAGTACATGTAATGAGTGCCAGTAATATAAGTAGGCTTGCTTTTATTATAAAACCAAAACCCTTGTTCTCTTTTAACAAATTCGTTTTCAATGTAATCAATGTATTTATCTTTAAAATCTTGAGGATAATCTCTCCAATCAAAAATAGTTTGAATTCTTTTCAAATCTTTTGGATATGCAGTTACCTCCCATTTATTATTATCAAACTTATGAACTTTATCTGGTTTTTTAGGTAAAGCTATTTTTAAGTTCTGTATTTGATACACTTCTCCTATTTGCCCTGTTTTTGAAATCACCACAACATCATGCTGTTTGTCATAGCCATATGACCAACCTTTTTGTTTGTTTTTTTGTTGTATAATCTTTTTGTCAATATGATTTACAACAGCATAAAGTGTTTGTTGGTGTTTCATTTAGAACGTCTTTCTGCAAAACCAGAAAAAGCTTTTTTCTCTTCTTCTTTTGGTTTTCCGTCTATCATTGCTTTTTCTTGCTCTATCCTATTTAGTATTTCAAAAGCATCAAAGATTGCTAGTTTTTTTGTTGCAGCTGCGTTTTTTAATCTATCGGCTGCTAGTTCATCATCTGGGTCTGGTTTTATTATTTCTTCTTCTGCTACTTTAATTAGCTCTTTTACAGCTTCATGACCAGCTTTAATGATTCTTTCTTTGATTTGATTTACATTTTTCATTATGCTATAAAGTTAATTTAAAATAGTACATATATCGTTAGCCCTCATTCTATAAAGTTTCTCATCATTAATAACGAACTCATACTCGCTGTCTTTAGTGAAGTTTACTTTATTACCCTCTTCGACACCAAGTTTGTCTAATATCTTATTACCATAAACAAGAACTCCTGTATTTAACTCTTCTCCCTCTTCATGTAAATACTTGTTTTCTAGCTCTATAGGTTTTATAAAACAATAATCCCCTACCGAGTTCCATCTTTCTCCATCATGAAAAAGATAAAACTGATAAGGGTCAATAAAATATATATTGTCTTTGAAATAGTTTGGAGACTTTCTTGGCCTTCCTTTCATATCGTAATAAATACGAAAGACATTGTGATGCACTATCAAAGTGTCACCAACCTTTATATCTCCTTTATATTTTGAAGGGACATGTAAAACTTCCGCAAACCGATTTACATGTTTATGGTTTTCAACCGTAGAATTGACTATAATTTCTTTACCTGCTAAGGTAATTTTGTTTTTATAATGCTCTCCTTTCGGTTTAATAAGAAAGAAAAAAGGAGATTTCATTAGAAGTTTATATTAAACTCTATAGAAACTGGTATATTTTTATTAAACTCTTTCCACGCGAACACTTCATCATCTTTCTGAACATATACAAGATAAGAATCAGATTCTTTTTTATAATCTATCAAACTTATTGTATAGCTGCCACCTAAAACCTCTTGCCCAACAATGTAATGCATGGCGCTAGATTTATAATCAGCTCCTATTGATATTTTACGAATTTGCATCTTTTGGAGGTTCTTCTAAAGTGAACTCCCCTGAATCAAGATTTACAGTGCCTTTTCCGTGTTTTTCTTCTAAAGAAACCATTGCTCCTGTAAGCTCTGCTGTTACCTTATGGAATTCTCCTAATAATTTTGATTTGTGTGCTTCAATCCCCCCAACTTCAAGTTGAAGATTTTGCTGTGCTCCTCTCAACCTTTTTAAAGTTTCAAGTGCTTCTTTTTCTATTATTATAGGTTTTTTTGCCATTTTATTAAATATTAAATTTTATTATACAAATATAAACAAAAATTGTTTATTAAGTAAACACAACAGACACTGTAGAGCCAGAACTTGTACCAAATGGATTAGATGTTGTGTATTTTCTCCATGAAAGACTACCAGACGCTGTGAATGTACTAGAGCCTCCTTGAGATTGTCCATTTATAGACAAACCACTAAACGTTGGTCTTGAACCACTAAAAACAATGTTTAAATAATTACTATTCTGCCAATACAAAGCGGTAATTGTGCCAAATGTACTAGAGCCTAAACTAGAACTTATACTTCCCATGTTAGGGAAAAAACTACTACCATAACCATAAAAGAAAGAACTGTATATGTTATCTACGCCTGTAGTTATAGTACCAGAAGCTAAGGCCGTTGTTAAATCATGGTCATAAGCATAAAACTCCCCCATAGAGTGTGGTGTTGAACCGTCAGGTCTATTGGAGCTTGAGTTCGCTGTATTTATAGAATCAAATCCACCTGCCCCTGTACTCATGTTTTTTAAAGATATTGGCATAGCATAAAAGGTAGCGTAGGTGGTTCCACTTCCAATTGGTTGGGGAATAGTATTATTATAGTTAGAAATTTCTAGCTCTTTAGCTATACCAAACAGTGATAAAGAGCCGCTTGAAGGTACCGCCATGTTACCAAGGTTTAGGTAAGTCTTCTCTCTTTGGTACTTGAAGTTCTGTTATTTGCGTATCTATATGTGTTTTGTATGCATTGAATTCGTCAGAAGCTGCAGTAACCCATCCCTTTACATCGCTTTCTGTTAAATCATCAAACTCAATAAAATTATTTTCATCATATTGAACATCTAGAAAAGCTAAAACTTCAGCTTCAGTTCCATCATCTGCAACTCCCTTGAGTTTATATAATACACCACAAACCACCTTTTCTTTACCATTTAAAGTAGGTGCTCCTTCAAGTTTTTGTATATCGAAAGTGTATGTTGTTGCCATAGTTTATTTATCTTTTAATTTTTCCTCTAAGATACGAACTTTTTCAGTTAGTTCTTTTACAGCTTCAATTAATACTCCAACCATGTTACCATATGCAACAGCCTTGTGTCCATCTGATTCTTTTGTTGTAACAACTTCAGGTATAACTTCCTCCACCTCTTGAGCAATAACTCCCATCATAGTTTTGTCAGTTGAGCCCTCATCTGTTCTTTTGTATGTAACACCTCTAAGTTTATTTACTTTATCTAGTGCATCAGGTATTGTCTCAATGTCTTTCTTAACTCTTATATCAGAATACGCTACAATATCGTGTGAAGCATATATAGATGTGTTACTTACATTTCCACTTACATCTAAAGTATAATCAGGTGTACTGTCATTTATACCTACTCTACCAGTATTAGTAATAGTAAATCTTTCAGACCCCATGTAAAATCTAAATCTGTCAGAATCACACCTTAGAGTTTGTATTGCATCTGAAGCTGTCTCAAATTGAGAACCTCTATTTCCAGAGCTAAAATTAAACCTTGTGGTTGCATTAAAATCACAAGTGCTACTAAAAGAAGCAGATGTTCCAGAAATACCTGCGCTATGATAAAGCGTGGAGCCTGTTACAGTTAATCTGTGTGCATAATCAGATGTGCTTCCGTCACTGGTATGAAAATCAATATATCTACCAACTTCCATAACACCATCACTTCCTATAAATGCATTTACTCCATATCTATTTCCACTAGAAGATTCAGTCAGTGCTGATGGTATACTTAAAGTTTTTGAAGTTAATCCAGTAACGTGACCATACCCATCAAGAGTTACATCTTGAATTACAGTATTACCTGAATTATTTACAGAGCTCTGGCTAGAGGTATCGTCATGAGATATTGATATTGTTGTATTACTAGATTGATTTGCTGTGAAAGTTCCTGAACCACCTAAAGCTCCTGTGCCTTGTACTGTAAGAGTTCCGTTGTTTACAGTTGGTATTGTTGGTTTATTAGTTAAGTTGTTGTAGCTGATACTAATGTTTGCAGTACCATCAAAACTTGTCCCAGCGATTGTTCTTGCTGTTGTAAGTTTGTCTGCGTTAGGGTGATAATTATCGTGAAATGCTTTATATTGAGTTGTAGTTCCGCCAAGATACATTTCGCCAGTACTAATCATACCGCCGTTGATAACATTGTCTAAATCTACTCTACAAGACTCTGAAAAGCTTGACCAACTAGAAACATCTCCTGGGTCAGTTGCATCAGCAACCCAATCTTTAATAACCCATCCTGATTGTTGAGCATTACCACCAACAATGGCAACGTAAACAGCGTTACTGGTAGCGTCAACATATACTTGTAAAGCAGCACCATCATAAGTACTATTTTCTTTTATTCTTATATATCTAAAGTTTGTACCACTGTATCTTGAATTCGCTAAAACAGTAATATCATTTGAACTATTAGTACCAAAGTGATGGCTTGCATTAAATAATACAGATTGATGGTCACCACTTGCAGTATCCCATATTTGAAACTCTCCTAATGCCCTATCCCCAGTATTTGTTGCAATTGTATACCAACCAACCGCAAGGTTACTAGCAGAATGGCTTTCTATATAACCTCTATCAAAAAAGGTTTGCATTTCAGACTCTGTATAATACCTGCCATCTAAGTTCACAGAACCCAGTGATGTAACGTGTCCGTATCCATCTAAAGTAACATCTTGTATAACCGTACCACTACTGTTGTTAATAGAGCTCTGGCTCGATGTGTCGTCATGTGATATACTAATTGTGGTATTACCACTTTGGTTGGCGGTAAATGTACCACTGCCTCCTAGTGCGCCAGTTCCTTGAACTGTTAATGTGCCGTTGTTTACAGTTGGTGCTGTTACGGTTTCAGTTGCTGTTGCAATACCTGTTACGTGACCATTACTATCAAGAGTAATATCTTGTATATAAGTTCTTCCAGAGTTGTTTGAAGAACTAGCAGCAGAAATATTTGGATGTGCTGTTAAGAAAGCAGAAGCATGATTACCATCAAGAGTATCAGCGTCTAGGCCATTTCCTGAACCTTCATCTGCTGTTGTTAACACTCTATTAGTACCCACTTGCAATGTAGCTCCAGTACCACTTACCCTTAATATATTATCAGACGCATCATCTACTACAGTTAAAGTAATATTACCTGATGAGCCACCACCAAAAACAATACCTTCTCCTGGGTCGTTTATTGATAATTGATTAACTCCACTTATATTAAAATTACTTCCTGATATACCATTAGTGAGTGTCAAGCCTGATATACCTCCTGAAGCAACTAAACCACCACTAAATGTTGTAGATGTTGATGTAGAAGCGCCTCTTCCAGTAACAGTAGCTAATGTATCTGATTCTGATGTTAAAAAACCAGACGCTGAACCTGTCGCAAGACCAGTGACATGTCCATTAGAATCTAGTGTTATATCTTGAATAAATGTATTTCCACTATTATTTGAACTACTTGCTGCAGAAATATTTGGGTGAGCTGTAAGGAAGGCAGATGCGTGTTGACCATCTAAAGTATCAGCATCTAGACCTGAACCTGAACCATCATTACCAGTGTTCCATAATTTATATTCAGTAGCTTGAACATAGCCAGTAGGTGCTGATGTACTGCCACTATTTGAATCATATGGTGATATACTACCATCACTTATATGAGCTGTAGCAGTTAATTCTGCAAATTGACCAACTCTAACATATATATCTGTAGCACTTGTACCAACATCTACTTGTCCTACTTCGTCAACAACTTCATCTGTGGCACTAGCATTATAATAAACTATATCGTAATTATTGTCATTATTTAATTGACCAACAATTTTACCAAAAGCTGGCAAAGCATTATCACCATAAGATGTACTTCTACCTGCTATTTCAATTATAAACCTTGACGATTGGCTTCCGCTAATTCTAGCTATTCTATAATATTGATTACTAGAGGATGTTGTATTTTGTAAAGCCCTCCAACTGTGAAAAGCATTAGCGCCATCACTTGAAAAACCATCATCTGCCTGTAATCTTCCTTCTACGGTTACATCTCCTTCAAATGTACCACCAGCTTTTAACACGTATCTATTATCAGATTCAGATTCTGTAAAGTATCTGCTGTCTAGATTTACAGAACCTAAAGATGTTACATGTCCATACGTGTCTAATGTTACATCTTGTATAACTGTACCACTACTATTATTTACAGAACTTTGAGATGATGTGTCAGAGTGTGATAAGGTTATTGTAGTATTACTACTTTGGTTAGCTCCGAAAGTTCCAGAACCAGTCAATCCACTTGAACCAGTAACAGTTAAAACACCATTATATGTTCTGTTTAAAGAAGCCCAAGATTGAATAACACCTGTACTTGAGTTAACTAGAGGAACAGTAACTGCACTTCCTGATGTGTTAGGAGAAGAGCCAGCTATAGAAGTCAATTTTATGCTAGGCATTGTGGTTTGAGGAAAATTACTAAACGTTGTTTTTCTAACAACATTATTATCTCCATTTCCTGTGCCATCTGCTATATCACTAAAAGGAATAAAATCTCCTGAAGCAGGAGTGTAGGCATTATTCATTTCGATATAGTTGTTTGTGCCGTCTATATCTAAATTCAAAGTAGCGCTACCACTTGTTGAGCCACCGTGTAAGCCAGCACCTGCAACAACTGCAGTAATATCACCTCCACTTGTAGAAACACTTTCCCAAGCAACACCAGAACCAGTAGACGTTAATACTTGTCCGTCTGAACCTTGTGCTCCATTTATCTTAAAGTTTTTTGCATCTACGTAACCTTGAACAACTAAGTTTGAAGTATTGCCCCCAGTTGGCGCTCCTACTGTCATCACTCCATTGTTTCCAGTTTGTAGAAAAAGCTGGTTATTATATGAAGTAAAAACAAAGTTAGTAGAATATTGAAAATTAAGTTGAGATACCTCCGCAGGTGCTCCAACAGTTAACCTTGGTGAGCCTGTCTCGAATGTAGCCCCAAGAATGTCTGTGGTTGATAATACTTTAATCGCCATTTCATTTTAATTACATTACTTTCTGTATCAGGACTCTATAATCATCGTCTGTTACTGAACTAGCAAATGCAACTTTAACTGTACCGTTTGTTGGTCTTGTGATATCACATAAGACTGTATCATATGTTGGTGTCCCAGCTGATATATCGACTACTTGAACAATAACATCAAACGACGCAAGACCATGTGTAACTGTGTACGTATTACTTGATTTTGTCACAGCCCCCTCATTAGCATCTAAATTTACAGCAAAACCTGTAGCAGCTAATTGATTATCTACATGCGCTTTTAGTCCTGCTGGTGTAACAGCTCTAGCAGTATCTGTACCAGTTGTACATTCCGAGTTTGTTGCTAATTCAAGAACTCCTCTTTTTGTTGTTGACCCTTGAACAACATTAAATTCTAATTTATTGAGTGAAGGGTTTGTTATTGTTACCCCACCATGCTCGGAGGTTGTACTTAAAAATTCTACCGTTTCAGCACTTGCTACAGACGAGCCACCTGCAGTATTACTTCCATCTAATTTTAAGTTCCATCCGACATAATTATCAGCTCCACCTAAATCTGCAAGAGTTAATGTTCTTGTAGACGCCGCTGTAATTACACCATCAGTTAAAGTTATATCGTCAATAACTGTTGCTCCTGATGTTGTTATATCATCATCTGTTCCAATTGTTGGGTTGTATTCACCTGTTATTGGAATATTGTAATATGTTGAACCGTTATTAGTAAACTGCCATCTGTCACCATCTTCTTTAAAGTTTAGTAAAACGTTGTTAGAATTACCTCTTTCAACCTCAATACCAGACAATAATGAACTTGCTGGAGAACCTGTTTGATTTTTATTAAGTACTATTATATTATCTTCAATTGTTAAATTGGTAGTGTCAATAGTTGTGGTACTTCCATTTACAGTAAGGTCTCCAGAAATTGTTATGTTCCCACTAAATGTTCTTGCGCCACCAATAGTATCGTTAAGAGTGAATATGATTGCTTCTGAACCTACTGTTGTGGTTTCTGTAATTGTAATTGCATCATCATCTCCTGTAAACGTTACAGCATCATCATCTCCAGCACTTGCGTCTAATTGTAAGATTGCCGTATTTGCCGCACCAGCTGCAACTTTTAAATCATATGTTGTATTGACATTGTCAGATGCTGGTATTGTAACTGTTTTTGTGTTTACTGCAGTAATGTGACCTCTTGCATTCGATGTTATGCTATCAATAGCTGTAAATGTACCACCATATGATGGAGAAGCGTTTGAAGTTGTATTACTTCTAGAAACATCTGCGTGACCTATAGTTAATGTGTCAGTTGCTGAAACCGTCCCTTCTATTTCGTCTGTTGCAGTTACAGTTAATGTATTTCCTGAAGCAATGGCTTGTGTGTTGCTTCCGTCACTAATAGTCCATCCTGAATACGATGAGATAGATTGTGTTGTAATGGCTGTTATTCTACCTTGTGCATCTACTGTGATTCTTGGAACAGCACTTGACGAACCATGTGTTCCTGCTGTAATAAGGTCTGTTAACCCTAATGTAACAGAAAACGCTCCTGAAGATGATGTTGCAGAGCCAGCTTCAACTTCTAATCCTGTTCCTGCATTGACTGTTACAGACGAAATATCACCTGAACCATCTAATGTAACCCAATAGTTGGTGTTTGCTCCATTGTGAAACTTTATTGCATTATCAGCTGAATTATAAATAAGTCTACCCTCGTAGTCTGAACCTGCAAGTACAGGGTCTGATGTTACAACATCTATCTTTGCATTTTTGAGTTCTAGATTTTCTAGAGATATGTTGTGTAAAAATTTTATAGCCATTCTTAATATTTTTAGTTAAAATATGCAATTCCTGAAACAGGAAGTGCAAATTTTATTGTAACGTTGTTTGAGTCGTCATACTCTACTTTTCCAATAACTTTATTATCATTAGCATCAACAACAGTGACACTAGGTTTTTTGTTTAAGCCATGTTCCATTGACCATGTTGCTGATGGAGTTGGTTGTGGCACTGCTTTGTGCTTATCAAAATCATCAACCCTAAACACCAACAAAGATAATAAATAATCCTTTTCAACTTCTAGACTACCACTACCCCCTTTATAAGTAAGGTTTATATCATAAAGACTTGTGTCAGAAGAATTTTGCGTAGAGGAATTCCAAACATAAACACCAAAATTAGAAGTGTCGTCTGCTTGTTTAATTAAAACCATACTTGTTTCAATTGCTTCATAAAAATCGCTAACGTCTATATTTTGGTCTGCTAAAGTATTCCTGTGTATTTTTATATTCGACAAAGCTGAAAAAGCTACAGTAGCTCCTTGGTCTACAGCAGATTCAAAATATCCATAAGTAATGGTTTTTCCAGATGGCCTAACATAAGTGTATCTAGAGCCATGCCCTTGTACTACTCCGCTTTTATTTAGAAACCCAAATAAATCAGATACCTTGTAATTCTTAGTGATAGTACCAGCAGAGTCTGTACCTATAACTTTATCATTAGTAGTTATATCGGTATCAAGTGCATAAGTGCTTATTCTGGCCATATTATTCTTTTAATGCAAAGATAATATTTTAAAGAGTATAATTATCTACCCTGACCCCTGTATAGTTTTAAATAATTTTTAGAGCCCTTGCATTTAGACGTTTTAGTCTTAGAATGAACTCCTGGTCTTTTCTTTCTTTTTTTCTCTACGTAAGGGCGAAATATTATTTTTGCCATTATTTATTTTTGATGCTTTGGAACTTTTCTGCCCCACGACTTCCGAAGTAGGCTACATAGACGGTAACAAGAAGTGTCTGAAGTAAATCTACCCATCCAGCTGACACTTGAAAACTCCATTCAAAACTATCTAGTATTATTAAAAGTACCATTGATATAGTTAAAAATATAAGACTCATCGGTCTTGTGTTTTTCGACAACCATGAATCTGATTTCATGTCTGAATCCCATCTCTTAGAAACCTCTTGCATTTCAATTATATCCATTTCCAAAAGCTTCATTGCTTTTTCTTTATCTTCTGGAGGTAAAGAGTCATCTTTTGATATTAAGTTCTTTACAACACCTAAAACACCGTTGTCAGGCAACACATCACCAACTGTACCTAAAATACCTGGTGCTGCTTTACTTAAAAATTTGCCAACCTTCGTGTCCTTGAATTTCTTTTTATTGCTCATATTACTGCATATTTTGTTTTACCATTATCCTTATAAGCTTTCAAACACCTGTTTCTATTTTTTTGCGCATCTACATATGAAACATGAATCCAGTTTGGATTTTTATCGTCTCCAAACTCCCATATTAATTGGTCGAAATCTAGATTTTCTTTTATATACATATACATTTCAGCATTTGTTTTGTGTCCATATACGTCATCTAAATCCATCGCTTGACCTTTACAATGCTGGCTGGTTTTACTTCCTCCAATAGCACGATTTAATTCTGGAGACCTGAAGAAAGAATTTATTTTTATTGGTCCTCCTACCCACGCTCTTAAAGGTTGAAAAATCATTTCAGCTATAGTAAACATACTTGCCAACTGTTCTTCATTAGGCGTGTTTTCTATTCCTTTTCTTTTTGCTGTTTGTGAGTGTATTGATTCTTTATAAGATATGTTTTTTGATATTTTATCAGTCATTATATTATAGTTGTACGTTTATTCCAAAGTTAGTAGCATATATCTTACTATCCCAAAATTGAGTGTATTCACCTTCAATAAATATTCCAAGCTTTCTTCCTACCTTCCAACCAAACATAACCCCTGCTTGATAGTCATCCCATTGCTCTCCTCCAAGCATATCATTGTGTCCACCTTTACCCCAGCTATTTCTATGTAGATAACTAAAGTCTTCGTTACCTGCTACATATTTGTGATGTGGTAGTATCCAGTTTCCATATGCATGTAACCAAAAGTTTCTTTTGTAGTGATAGAAGTCAAATCCAACTATGGGTGCTATCTCCGCAAAAGGGTCTAGCTCTGCCCATCTTTCTTTATTAAACCTATTCATTAACTCAAAATAAACATCGTCTCTAAATTGAATATCCGAATAAGCAACTATTTCCCCACCTCCATCTATCCAATACCAATCATATGTCTGGTTTCCAAATTCATCTTGAGACTGGTAATATATGTCATCATATCCGTATAGATATCCTAATTCCCACCAATTATTTACAGGAACTTCTATTTGACCACCCTGTCCATTATCAATAAATTCTGTTTCGTTAAGCCATATTTCGATTGGGTTATATCCATAAGGTTGCTGATGAGTTCTCCAGATTGCGCCCACTGAAATACTAAACTTTTTACCTATGGGTAATCTTCCTCTAATTTCACCAGATTTATATTCAAATCCTACATTACCTGACTCTCTGCTTTCAAACTTTATAATATGATATTTTCCTGTGTGTCTAACAAAAAGCCTTTGGTTATCAAATTCATCTCCGTTTACTCTTTGTTTTTCCCAATGCAATAAATACTCAAGACCCTTGACGGCTGCAGTTGGCGCAGACAAAGCCATTGTATTCTCATCTTCTCCTATACCATTATAAAAGTTAGCTCCTTTTATTTCGTAGTCGAATCTTGCTATTTTTCTAATACCAACACCAAACCTATAGTCATGAGGATGATATACTGTTTCATCTATAACTGTTGGAACTTCGTAGAGGTTGTCTGGATTTGTTCTAATGAAATACTCCTTTGATTCCATTTTTGCATTTCCAACATTACCAGCTGCATATACGGTACCATATTTTAAAAAGTCCTTATACAGGTCTTTGAAAAAGTTTTGACCATTTGAAGTTATTGGTAATAAAAAAATAAGTAGGTATAATAATTGTTTCATGAGGTTAAAATTTGTTTCCGATGATTTCTTCTATTTCGTCAAGTATTTTTTGTTCACAATCATCTGGCAGCTTGAGGGATATTCCGCTCTCAACTCTCATGATTTCATCGCCATTATGGTACAAAATAATTGTAGGTAAATATTTTATTTTTTCTTTTTCAAAAATCTCTTTCTTATCAGTAATATAAAAGGTATAAACATTATGGTCTCTGAATTTTTTTAAAGAAATTTCTGAATCTTTTGTGAATGGGGCACTAAATTGAACTACTGATATATCATCTTTAAAGTTCTGGCTATAGCCTGTAGCTAATGTCAAAAAAAAGACAATATATTTTAAAGCTTTCATCTTGTTTTGCTAATTTCATACAATCTCTCTTCCATCTTAGCTAAGGATTCTTTTATTTCTGAAACATCTCCTTTTACAGTAGTGACATCTAAATCTATCTTTTCGATAGTGCTTCTAACTAATTCATCTTTATACTGAAACTCTATGGAGCTGACTTCAGGTTTTGGTTCTGTCATGGCTAAAGCTATTTCGCTTTTTAATGTGAAATACATAGTTGCTAAAGATATTGTAAAGCCTACTACAAGACCGAGAGTTTTTAAATCTAGAGTGAGTTTAGTGTTTTCTGATACTTCAGTTGCCATTTTATTTACCTTTATTTTTGTTAATGATACTAAAATACTCTGAAGACAAAAGACTGGAAGTTTTCTTTCCGTCACTACTAGTAGTTTCTTTTTGAAACATAGCGTTTTTTATGGGGAAGGCGTCTTCAAAATTGCCTGTGAAGTTTGTAACGTTTGACTTATGGGTATTGTAGTCAGGTGAAAAGATAACTGTATCCTGTGCAGTTATATTGTGACCGCTTTCTTTCAAAGCATTTACTCTTGCTTTGTATTTGTTTAAAAATGGAGTTTGACTTTTGCCGTTGCTACTAAATCTGTATTTTTTTCCGTTACCGTTGCCCATAATTTATTTCTTTTTTCCCCCACCTCTAGCTCTATTAGCTTTTTGACTTTCTAAAACTAATCTACTGCCTCTGTGAGAACAATCCAACTTATCACCTTTTCGTGATTTCTTGTTTTTTCTATTAAATAAATTACATTCAATTCTTTTTCGCACAGCTTCTTTTTTCTTCTGTGCTTTTGCGCTAGTTTTTCTATGTTTTTTCCTAGCTTTTGGGTTGTCTCTGTAATACTTTGCGGTTCTGCTTAACATAGTTTCCTTTATTTGTAAGGAAACATTCTGTTAAGTGAATCTCTTCGCTCACTACATCCACATGGTTTCCCCATTTTTTTTGAAATAGTTTCAACTACTTTTTTTACGCCTGTAGCTTTTGTAACTCTTTCTATAGTATCTCCTAATCCTTTATCCATTATTTTTTACACTTACAAAGTTTGTTTGGACAAGAATCAACGTCTACCGTTAACTTTACTAAAATACTATTCCACTTGCATTGTAGCTTACACCAAAATGCTGAAATCCAATTACCTATTTTTACAAAAAACTTTCCCATTTTTCTTTTTTACAAATTTAATAAATTATTGTTAAGTATTTTGAGGGCAATTGCACCCATCATCTTTTAATATATTAGTGACGTTTGCAGTTGCTTTATCTGGATTTATAATCTTTCCACCTATGTTGTAAACCTTTTGTGCGTCTTTGACTATACCTTCAATATTTCCTCTAGAAACATTTTTTGCAAGACCTAATCCTGCTTTTACAATTCTACCTAAATTAGTGTTTATTGTTTTGTCTTCGATTTGTTCTTTTACATTTTTAACATCAGAAATAAGTTCGGTAAGTTGAGTTCTCCCTCCCCTTTGTTCTCTGATAGCACTACGAGTATTTTGTCTGATAGCTTGCTTTTCTTCACGAGAAGAAGCATTCTTCAAATCTTGTCTTCGTTGTCTTCTTAAATTTTTGATGTTTTGCCTTTTATCTTTATTATTAGGCAACTCTATTCCAAACAAATCACTCATATCTTAATATTTACCTCTTCTTCCTTTCGGACTACTTTTTTTACTTCCACCTTTTCCTGCCCATAAAGTTTTACAAGCCCAGTATCTAGCTGTTAATTTACTTTTAGCTGTTGAACATTTATGTCTTGCCTTAAAGGATTTTCTTGCTGCATCAGAATAATTATGACCATAACCCTTTGCGCCAAAATGAATTAGCTTTTCTTTACCGCCTTCACAGGCTTTAACCATTTTTTTCTTTCCTGCTCTGTCTGATGGCCTTGGTTTATTACAAGGCATTTTACTTTTATCTGCCATAATTAATTGTCTTTACAAAATCTAATTGGTACATAAACGTCATTAGTGCCTGGTGAAAATTCCATAGGGGCATATTTCATATACCTTTTTGATGCTTGATTACTAAAATTTACATAATAATATACAGTACGGTTTTGTGTACCAGCATTAACTTTAAGAACATTATTGTCATTTGCAAACATCCAAAAATTTGCAGCTTGTTGGTCATTGAATTGACCAGGTCCTACCCAAATAAAACCACCATTATTCGTATCCTGTCCTCTTCCAAAAACCTGAATATTTAATCCACTTTGATTAGCGTTAGTATGGTCTGACACGGTAAAATTCACATTCCCACTAGGGTGTGGACTTGAAGTACTTGTGTCATATCCATTAGCTGATGTTAATGCACTGGAATGAATATTAAACCTTCTCGGATTTATTTTATCAGTACTACTTAGACAATTATCGCTAAAAACAGATTGCCAGTCGGTTTCTGTTGGTTTTCTGAATCCTGATGGAGGGTTTACTACTTGAGCAGCCCACTCATTATAAAAAAGACCCATGTGTGAATTGCTTGAGTCGAAATTGAAATATGCAGCAGCATATTCACTTGCATTATTTTTTGCAATTGCTTGTGAAGCAGTTTGTACAATTGGTATTGTAACTGCAGAACCGCTGACTGTTCCTGATGTTTCTGATGAATTTACTGTTGTCCATATTCGTGCTGAACAAGGAATTATTACTGAATTTGTTGGAAGGTTAGGCCACAACAATGTAGACCCTTTATATATTTTTACCACATTAGAAGTGCCTAGTTTTATTTTTCCTTCAGCTGGTATTGAGCTTCCAATTCTAAAATCAGCCATTATACAATAATATAAAGTTTAGATGCGTCTTTAGTGAGAGCATCATATTGTGCTTGTGTTACCGTTTCAATACCTGAAACTGCAGTTTGTCCAGCTCCAGCTGTTGCTGCGATATAACCTTGACCTGTTACAAAATCATAAATTTGGTCTCCTGTAGCTAAAGCTGTTCCATTATCTGCTGGCGCACCTGTTACAATGCTTAATGCTGGTGCTGGTGAGGCTTGTGATACTGTAATTTGACCTGTAGTAGCAGAGGTTACGCCTGTAACTGTACCACCTGATGTATTTGTTGGAACTTGCCATGTACCATCTCCTCTTAAAAAAGTTGTGTTTGAACCACCAGCAGGTACGTGACCAACGTTTGATGTTCCATTGTATGCCATTGATTTAACAGAAACGCTGTTATTTGATGTTGTTACATCAATTGGAGTTCCTGAAGATGTTCCAGGTGCAACTTCATCAACTGCTGTAATTGGGGAACTCGGCAGGGAAGTCAATTTTACTTTATCAGCTGCACTCATAACACCTGCTGATGAAGCGGTGGCTACATTTATAGTTCCGTTTGCACCATCTGATGAATTAACTACAACATTTGAGGAGTTATGGGTTATTGATATGTTAGTAGTAACATTGCTTACTTTACTATTAAAAGTACTCCAGTCTGTTGAGGATAAAAATCCATTAGAACTTGCTGAAGCTTGTGTAATACCTAAAGTAAAGCTGCTAGCGTTACTAGCTCCACCTGACAGGGGAGCATTAGTTGTAATGCTCACTGTACCAGACCCCGAACCAGCACTTCCGTTTGCTGCAGCCGTGACTCTTCCTAACGCATCTACTGTAATGTTTGCATTTGTATAACTTCCTGCTGTTACACCTGAATTTTGTAGTGATATTACAGGTGTTGCTCCTCCTGAAGAAAGGACTGGAGCTGTTGCTGTAACAGCTGTAACGGCACTTGTAACAAAGTTTTGGTTTCCAATATATGTAAATACATCTCCACCAGTTACAAGCCCTGTGTTTCCTGATGCTACACTACCTGCAACCACAGTGATTATTGGAGCTGTAGTTGTTTGTGCGACTGTTAATTTGTTTGTGTCTGCAGAAGTTACTGATGTAACAGTTCCTGTTCCACCACTACCACCACTACCAGATGACGCAATAGTTATAGAGTTTGTGCTTGCGTCTGTTAAAAGAGTGACGTTAGCTCCTGCGACAAGTGTTAATGCAGTATTTGGGTCAGCTGCATCAACTGTACTTTGACCAGAAACTACTATACTACCAAACCCATCAAAAGACCCACTTGAAGAAAGGCTTGATGAAAAATAAGAGTCTAGTGCGCTTATTCTATAGTTTTTAGTAGCATTATCCGCACCAGTTGCACCATCACTTCCAATAACAATATCTTCTGGATTAATAGTGCCGTCAGTTTGATATGTATGTATTCTTGCCATAATTTTTTATCTCTTTGTATATTTTTTAGTCACCCTACCTGCTTTTGTGTTAGCAACAACTGTTTTACCTTTTGCTCCTGCACGTTTCTTTTTTCTAGCCGTCTTAGCTCTTTCAGCTTTTGACATGCTTCTAGCTTTCGCTAAGGGTAAACATCTGTCTGGATTCTTTTTGTTCTTGCTAGTACCACACTCTCCAAGTATAGAGCCGTCAGTACCGATACGAACCCACTTCTCTTTTCTCCATTTAGCTAATTCACCCATTACTTTTTAAAACTTGTGAACTTAAACGTTTCTCCAGTAATTGCTAATTTGTCAATTACTTCTGTTTGAAGGTCTCTTAGTAATAGCTCCAGCTTGTCTTTTTCAATAACCATTTGGCTTACTTTATCCTCTAAAGCTTCATTTTTAGCTTTTAGTGATTCTACCTCTTCTGGGTTTTTTCCAATAAAAGTGTAAATCACTACACTTAATGAACCTACTAGCATACCAACAATAACTTTAAAAATATCGTTGTTGGTTTCTGGTATTTCAAAAAAAGCTAAAAAGAGCAAAAGCCCCATGACTAAGACAAAAACTGTTGCTGCACCTATGTAGCCCCTTAGTTCTTTATCTTTCAAAATCATTTTTTCTTTTTTTTCTTTTTTTTCTTTTTCATTGCCTTTTTCTTAGGCTTTGAACCGTATGTTGCGCTTCCGTATGGCATAACTTATCCTTTTTTAATTTTACGTAATTTTTTAAAATCTGCACCTGTTATTTTATTAAAAGGTGGTGCTAACCTTGCAATTTTCATCTGCTTTGCAGAAAGCTTTTTTTTATGCTTCATTTCTTTTTATTCATTTTTTGCATATCCTTAATATGCTTGTCAATAATTTTTGATTGCTTCAAATGCATCGCTGATGCTTTTTTTAATTCTGAAACTACTTTTTTTAATTGTGAGTGTTGCATGATTATTTTTTCTTTTTTTTAGCTCCTTTAGCGTAATTAGGGTCTTTACAATACTTACTTGCAGCCATATTAGCATATGCTGATGGATAGGTATCAAAAGTTCTTTTTGCCCATGCTATTCCAGCTGCGCAAATTTTATTACCCTTTTTTCTTTTTTTAAGCTTACTTGCCATTTTTCTTATTTCTTAAATAATGCTGATGTATTGCAAGCTTTGGCTTATCACCAGTATCCTTGTGAGCACCATAGTTCATTACAGAATACTTAATTCTTCCTGAATCAGCATATTTGAATTTTTGATTGCCTTGTGCCTGGTCAAATCTATTAAGCATTGCTGGAAGCTGTTCTTTAACAAAACCTGGAGCTTGATTAACTTTCTTCTTCATAATCTTGTTTGCTTTTTTGAAAGCTCTATCTTCTCTTCTCGCAGCACGTCTGTCCATTCTCGCTGCTTTTTTATCAGCTCTTTTTGTCAGTCTTGCTGTTTTTCTTGCAACTCTTGAATCAAATCTTTCAGCTACTCTTGCTATTCTATCTGTACTAGCACCCTTTTCTGCAAGTTTCATGATTTTATTAGCCTTTTTGACTTCTAAATTACTTGCTTTTGTAAAGGCCTTTTTTACTAAGTAGTCACGTTTTACATCTCCCTTATATTCAAGGTAATCACTTTTTGTAAGTCCTTTAGTAAGTGTAGTGTGAATCTGGTCAATTCCTTTAGCTCCTTTATCAGCTGACTTGAAAAACTTATCGTTTCCGCTTATAGCGTTTTTCATTTGAGAGTGTTGTCTCATGTTTCTGATACTACCATCGTTATATTGATGGCCAGTGGCAAATGGATTTGAAGAAACTCTTTGATTTGATGGCGGAGCTGGTGCATTTACAATATTTCCTCCTCCTCCATAAAGTTTAAACCTGCTAGCCACATATCCATAAGGGCCGCTTGTTTTTTGAAAAGGAGTACCGACTTCACGCCCCTGATTATCTCTTTGTGCGAATTGGTTTCCAGTCTTTCTAAAAGATGGTATTTTTGGTCTAGGCATAACTTCTAATTTTATAGAAACAAAGATAAGTAAAAATTGTTTTCATTATTTTTGCCTATATTATTCAAATGCAAGTCAAATATTATAAAAGAGGAAAAAGTAAAAAGATTAAAAGACAGCCTAGGTCTCGTTCTTATAATTTTTTAAAATACTATAGAGTTGTTAGGTATTATATAAAAAGAAAATACAATATAACTTTAATGGAGTTGGATATGCTTTTATATCTATACGATATGCCTTATTTCAAAAAAGATGACTTTAATTATTACGGAAACACCATGTCTTGGGATAAAAAGCGTTTTTATGATATGATTAAAAAGGGTTTGATAAAAGAGTGGAGGCCTGGAAAAGAAAAGTATGCTTTGTCGAAAATGTTTGAATTAACACATTTGGGTAAAACCATATGTTTGATAACATATAAAAAACTTTTAGGTGAAGAAAAGATATCAGAAGAAGCTCGCTCTAATCCTGTGTTTAAGAAAGAATCTTACATGGATAAGGTTTATAAGAATGTAATAGAAAAAATGAACTCTAGACAAGCTTCTGATAATTAACTATTGCTTGTTTTAATACGGAGTAATCTCTGATTGATGTTATTTCTTTTAGTTTTCTCATTTTAAGTTTACTTCCGCCTTCAGTTAAAACATCTATAGCTTCTATTGCTTTTGCTATCATGTTTTCTTTTCTTATCTCTTTGTTTGCTGATGCAATAGACTTTAGTATATCTTCCTTAAAATACCACCTAACTAAATGCCTGGTCGTTTCCAAAACTTCTGCAACCTTTGAAATTGTAATCTTTTCTTTTTTAAACCAAAGTTCTTCAATAACACTGCTGATTCTATCTTCTGATGGTTTTTCTTTTGCAGATATTAACTGTCCAACAATTTTCATTTTAGTTTTTCTGTCAAACATTTTTGATGGATTGAATATTATTTTTCTATATCTAGCACAATATGGCTTTTTTTTGATACGGTGTACTCTTTCAACCATATCTTCTACTCTTGAATTACCATAGGTTCTTATAATGTGTCCACTTCCTCTGTCGGACAAAACAGAGAAAAATCGTTTCATTTTTGATAATTTGAATTCTGGGTTTAGCCAAATAAACTTTTCAGCTATATATTCCAGCTCTGCAAATGAATTTATCTTTCTTGTGGTTCTGTAAAGGCTATAGTACTCTACACCATCTGGAAAAAACAGATAGTCTGCCCCTTTAAATATAAAAGAGGACTCCATGATGATTCTATGTCTTTCGTAATCAAATAGGGGTATTAGCATCGTCTAGCATCACTACCACATCTCTTTCTCGTATGGCCTTGTATTTTTCTCCTTTGATTCTGATATCACTACCAGCTACTTTATCAAAGTAAACAACCATCCCTTCTTTCACTTCTTTTACAAGTTCTCCTATTGTAATGACTTTTCCAATGATGTATCTAACGTTTAAATCAGATTTATCGCTAATAATTAAACCTAATTCGTTTTTTTGGTATACCTCACCGTCTTCAACAATGATAAAATCTCCTACTGCTTTCATTGAGTTTGTGGTAATTTAGGTGCTCTTTTATAATTAACGTTCTTTTTTTTCTCATCATTGATATTCCACTTCGTTATTACGTCACCCTCTAAGTCAATCACCGTATACCCATGTCTTGTTAAAAGCTCAATAGAACTGTGAAGTTTTCTTACTTCTTCCCTATAGTCCTCGAAAATTTGATTTGAAATTGCTTCGTGTGTATGTTCACTCATAATATTTAATTTTTGTTTGTTTTTATTCGTTTATTTGAAATTACGCATGATGTTGTTAGAATTATACCAGCAACTGATGCTGAATTCATAACTGCGTTCTTGGTAACCTTAAAAGGGTCAATAATCCCCATTTTAAACATATTACCAAATTTTTTGTTCTTTACATCAAACCCCATGTCTTTGTTTGAGTTTTTTACTTTCTCAAGTAGTTCAATGTAATCTTGTCCAGAGTTCTCAATGATGCGCTGAAACACAACAGGCAAACAACTCCAAACGACCCCATATCCTATTAAAAAAGAATCAGAACGGCCTCGCGGAGGTTTTTTCGCGATTTTTTTGTTATATGCGTTCATTAGTGCAATCCCTCCACCAGCAACTATACCTTGTTCAAGCGCAGCTTTAGTTGCATGGATGGAGTCATCGACTCTATCTTTCTTTTCTTTTAGCTCTACTTCAGAATTACCAGCAAGCTTGATGGTTGCTACACCACCTGCTAATTTTGATAATCTATCCTGTAAATGCCATTTAATAGATTTATTCTTTGTTTTTCTTATTTCTGTGTTGAGGTATTCAATGATTTCGTCTTTTTGTGGGTTGACTTGCTCATCAAACACCAAAATCGTTTCATTACTGTCTGAAATCATTTGCTTACATGTACCAAGATACGATGCGTCTATATTTTGCATGGAATCACCAGACATCTCTGAAATAATCTTAGCACCTGTCATAAGTGCTAAATCTTCCAATAATTCAAACCTACCGATACCAATACCTTCAGGTTGGAAGAAATTAGCTGTTAAATTCTTTTTATTTATGTTTTGAGCTATAAATAGCTTTACCCTATCATCTAAATCAGCTATAATTAGAAGTGGGCGCTTTTGTTTGATTGATTGTTCAAATGCAAAGTGTAGTCTTTCATGCATGTCAATCTTAGTATCACTAATAACAATAAGTGGATTTTGAAACTCTACTGTCTTTTTTCTAAGATTATTTACACTAAATGGTGTTCCGTACCCTCTTTTGATTCTTGTACCATTAGTTATTTCAGTATAATCTTCGCCTGTTGCAGAGTCGTCCATTGTTACAACTCCGTTCTTCCCAACTTTATTGTATGCGTCAGCAATCATGTTTCCTAAATACTGGTCTCCATTTGCTGAAATAGTAGCAACCTCCACCAAACTCTTGTCGTCTACTTCTTTTTTGAACTTCTCTACGAGATTTACTATTTCTTTAGCTGCAAACTCAATTCCTTCTTTTGCTTGAGTTACATTTTCTATCATGTCTGTATACTCAAAACACGCATCTATTATGGCTTTTGCCAAAACACATGAAGTTGTTGTGCCGTCACCAGCTTCTGTGGCGGTTTTTTGTGAAGCTTGTTTTAAAATGCTACAACCTAAATTTTCTACAGGGTCTGTAAGTATGATTGAATTAGCTACAGTTACTCCGTCTTTGGTAATATGTGGTGTACCAAACTCATCTTCTATTATAACTGTCTTACCTGAAGCTCCAAGTGTGGAGGCTACAGCTTCTGAAAGCACGTCTATTCCCTTTTTTAGTGATTCACGGCCTTCGGAATCAAATACTATGTTTTTTTCAATCATTTAATTAAAATTTGGTTTTTATTCTTTATTCTTTTTTATAATTATATGTAATATAATTATTATGTATGTCGTTTTTATGTATTTTTTTACCATACATACACAAAAACCTGTGTAACACCCTAATAATCAATGTTTTTTGTTTGTCTCTTGCTTGTCACCTGCTTGTCGCACTAATTCATCAACTTTTTGTTGTAGTTTTTGAATCATTATTCTACTTCCTTTGTTCTTTTTTTGGTGAATTATCTCCTTGTACAGAGCTAAAATGAGGCGGCTTGCATGAGAGGGTTGTTTTCCAGTTTTTTTGTATTGGTTTTCCATTATAATACAAATAAGGTGTTATTAGTTCCTTCATATTCATACATACATTTACCACAAATATACTAAAAATTTAGATGTGGCGCAAAAATGTAAAGTCTTTTACACCTATATTATTAGTTTAACCTGTTTGCAAAAGTATGCCACGAGATATACAGGGGTTTTAGGTAACCTCTTATATTAGGCTATGGCCAGTGTATTTTATATTGTTTTGTTTTACCCCAGGGGGGTGTGATTTAGTTTTACTTTTCTATATTTTTTTAGCTTTTTTTGTATCTCTTCCACGATTTACCTATTTCTATAGTACAAAAAAACCTAAGGCTTACCATTTCACATTAGGCCCCACCCACCCAACCCTTTCAGTGCTAACCAGTGGGGGTATTATCTCAAAAGATTACACACACGTTCACAATCATTCGAT